CGTCTAGCGTTCTAGTAGGATCAACAGTTATACCCCCATCACGATCAAAACCTAGTGTTTTTCCTACAAAACCTTGAGTAAACTTTTTGTTTAGCTCTCTCGAAAACTCTCTTGCTGTTTTAGCTATATCACCAGTGACCGGATCTAAGTCTTTCAACATTGCATCAGCAACTTGGGAATACATCCTTGCGTCACCAAATTTGCTTTGCGCCCTAGCTTCTCTAGCAAGTTCTAAATAACGGCTTCTAGTCCTTAACAGGTTGCCAGTTGTAGTCTCACCCTTACCAAGCTTTTTCTTTTTCTGGTCTTTCTTAATATCTTTTATAACTGCTTTAAGTGGTGCGGGTAAATCCTCACCAGAAGCAAGAGAAGCTTTTACGTCATTAAATGCACTTAACGTATTATCAGCTTGCACAACTAAATCACGTTTCACACCGGACCAAAGTTGGTTTTCCGTTTTTCTTGCTGTGACAAGTGCGCTTTCTACTATGTCTCTAGCTTGCTTGTTTATCTGAGCACGATCAACATTAGGCATATTGGTTGCCTGTAAATCTTGCGCCCTTTTTGCAGCGGTTTTTACACGCTCATCTAAAGATTGTACTAAGTAGTCTTGTCTAGCCTGTGCAGCTAGTCTTACTAACTCCGGATCACCACTTGTGATTGCTGCGCGGTAAGCATCATTAAATTCACTAATCGCAAGCTGCGTTTGTTTTGCTATGTCCTCACTTATTTGACCACCAGATTTAACAAGCTCATTTTCAATAGCCAGAAAACCTTGATTGCCTGTAACCTGTCCGGCTGTGCCACTGCCTTTGGCTTCTCTTAACTTTTTAGCTTCAGCGGTAAGATCTGCACCGCGCTCTAATTGATCTGTTTGTACTAACTTAGCCGCTTGTCTTTCCCTACCACTTGGCGTCAAAGTGCCTAATGCTCTTGTGATATTAGCTGTAAGAGTTGGCAGTACAGTTGATAAAACAACAGGAGAAAACGCCCCTGCTAACTCGCCATACATTCTAGTTGTCGGATCTCCTGGCCTTGCTTGCTCTGCTAACCCTGCACCAACGGAAGGAGCAAGTGCTAAACCTGTTTCCACCGCCGCTGTAGTTCCTGGGTTTGCCGCTGTTGTTTTCACTATATCGTCAACAGTTTGCGATACTATATTTGATTTTGGTGCAGCCTTAACAGTTGCGTCTAACGCCGATACATTTCTTGCCGCGCCAAAGACAGGAAGTATCGTTCCAACTGTTTGACCAAAAACCTCACCGCCTTGAGCAAATGGCCTTTGATCTTTTGGCAAATCTTCAATGTTTTGATAACCCAAATCAAACAGGTTTGTCATTGCGTTTCTAATAGATTGAGAGCCGCCTACTGGACTTTCTGTTATAGGGCCAAAACCTTGCTCACCAGGAAGTAGATTTAATAACCTTGGTAACTGATTTATTGCGTCAACAGGAGCACCAAGAACATCAGCCAAACCGACATTGACCCCTCTTCCGGCCCCTTCGATTTTTTCTGACGCTGTAGATGGTCTGACCTCAAGGTATGCTTTTTTAACAGTTTCAAAATCGGGCGTACCTTTTTTGTCTTGGTTATCAACTAACCACTGAGCGTATTGTTCCGCTGTAGCCATTAGTCAACTCCTAATATTTTATCAGCCGCTGTCTGAGCAGCAGTTTTACTACCGCCTGTGTTCTTGCGATAAACTGCGATTGCCCTTTCCATGTTGGCTTTGTAATTAATTAACTGCCTTGCTTCCTCTTTGGCTATGATACGTTCACCTTCAGATTTCTCTGTATCAACAGACTCAGCGGCAAGTTGTTTAATTGCTATATCAAGTCGCGGCTTGAGCGCCTCAAATCTTGACATAAATGTTTGGTTTGTATTGTTGGGTAACGGTAAAATGCTATCTACCTGTTCAATTGCAAATTTAGACCCTGCCCTGTTAAGAGCTTTCACCAAAGGAACTTTGATAGTGTTATTTGCCTCATTTATAAGAGCTACTTGATCGGCTCTATTAGGGCTAAATGTTCCAGTAAACGCACCGAAAACAGTGTTTGCAAGGTCAGTAACAACACCAGGAATATCCCCTCCGGCGGCGGTTCCAACATCTACGTTCAGTGATGTATTTGAAGTTGTATCTTCTAACTCTTTTACAACCGCATCTACTTTGGAAGTATCGACTGTAGGCGCTTTTACCTCTTCGATTTTCTGTGGAGCTTTTATTGCACCTTGCCCTGCCGCTTCAACGATTAAATCTTGCTGTGTGTTTTGATCTAATGAAAAACGCTGTCCGGCTTTGTAAGTAATGCCACCAACAGTAATATCATTGTCGGAAATTAAGTTTACTAAACTTGCGGATTTTGGATCTTTTGGTGTAATGCCATAAAGCGCTTTATTCCACTGTGTTGATCCCTCTGAAATTCCATCATCAATCAAAGCCTTACGCTTTTCTTGAAATGCACTTAAAGGCTGATCTTTAATACCGAACAAGGCTTGGTTGTATTCGTCGGTTCCCTCAGTAAAACCACTTGAGATAAGTGCTTGTTGTTTTTCTGCAAAAGCAGATTGCTTTTCAGGACTAATGTTAAACAACGCTTGTAAATATTGTGGGCTACCTTCCTGTATACCCGCATCAATCAATGCTTTCTGTTTTTCAACAAAAGTAGAATCTTTTTCAGGAGTAATCCCAAACATAGCTTTATTATATTGTACGGACCCAGGATTAATCCCTGCATCTGCTAACAGATTAGCTTTCTCTTTGAGATTAGATAAAGTTGGTGTTTTCACCACATCAGGAAAAACTCTTTGGCCTTGGTTTTCACCGTCCGTAAAATATAAATATCCATCAGCCGCTTTAGCTGTATTAGGCTTTGTCTTTCTGAGAGGATTAGCAAGCACATTTACCTGACCACTTGTGTCATTAATCTGCGCTACTGTTCCCTTCGGAAACCCTCTAGCAACCAACTCATCAGAAGTAAGGTTTCTGAACTTAGCAGTTGGCTTTCTTTTTTGCATTTCTAAATTAGCAATCAAACTGACCGCCGCTTCAGGGTTAGCGTTTATTAACTGTTGTATTCTTGGATCATCACCATATTGCTCAGACAACTGCAACAAAGCCGCCTTACGCCGCCGATCCTCTTCCATATCCTGAAAGCTGCCATATGTGCCTATCCCGGCTTGTATGGCTTGCAAAGGGTTTTGACCATCTAACAACCCGATACCAGTAGTAAGCAACCCAAGATTTGCGGGCATGCCAAACTGACCAAACCTATTGTTAAAGTTGTCAAAAATACTCATTATATCGCCCCCATCACTTCATTATTCAATGCTGCATAGTCGAGCATTAAGTAGCCAGTTGGGTGTCTATAAACGTGTTCTGGGTAAAGTTTCTGAGCCTCTTGAGCCATAAATCCTTCAGTTGGATAAGTCTCAAAGCGGTTCTTTCTAGCCGCTTCATTCCACTTCCAACGGTACACATTCAATCCGTTAGGGTGCTTGCCTAGCAACTCTACATCTTCTTTCAGCCTAGTATCTGAGGCAAGCAATCCTAATGCACCGCCCCCTATTGCACCCATAGCGGGAGTAAGGCCAAGCCCCATTGGTCCTAACGTATTTATTAAACTAGCACCCGCTAGAGCACCGCCTAAACCTGATTGTAAGGCACTCGGACCGCCACCTGTCTGTGTGGTAGTCGTGCCAAACATACCTTGGCCCATACCAGACGCACCAAGTAGCGCGTTAATACGGTTTTGATCAAGAACATTTTGCTCTGCAACCCTAGCTCTTTCAGCGTCAAGCGCGGCTTGTGCAGGGGCTTGCTGCATTGCGCCAAGATCCTGAAGTGTACCAATACGGCTTTGTTCAGCCGCCAATATCGCGGGTAATGCTTGAGCCGCTTGTAGCTGCATTGCAGCGGAAGATTTGGTTTGATCTAACTGGTTAGACGCAAGTGACTGAGAAGCACCTAACTGACGTGATAAGTCGGCTTGCTGTGCTCTCAACAAGTTATTTGCAATATCTGTATTCTGTCCAAGATTTTGACCAAATGCCGCTGATAATGCTCTTGTAGCATCGACTTGATTAGCCAAATTAGTTTGCCCTGCACCAACAATGTTTTGTCCAAGGGTTGCTTCTCTTGAAAGATCTTGCCCTGATACGTTACCCAACGCCTGTGCAGCCGCTAATCTGTTAGCTCGGTCTTGTTGTAGGTTTTGCGCCAATATTGGTGCAGCCGCATTTGATATACCCGCGCCCAATGCTCCCGCAAAGGAGTCAGAACCAAGCCTACCGCCAAGAGCATACTGTGACGTTGCCTTATCTACCGCACCAGAAATGGCACTATCTAATTGCTGTTGAAGGTATGGATTAGTGCCGCCATCCATCGCCATAGTGCCTAAAAGACCTGTCGCTAGGTTCTCACGGTTTTGTTGCGCTGTGAGAGGATCAAGACTTGTTGATTGACGAGATAAACCCTGCAACTGAGCAATTGCCGGATCTGTACTGCCAAATAAACTTTCTAAACGAGAAGCATCAGCAACTTGATTTGCAAGCCTACTTAAATTTGTATCATCAAAGGTAATACCTGTGTCACCTTGAGCAAATCCAGTAAGCGTTTGCTCCATTTGATCAATATACGCCGGACGCTCCATAAGACCTTCAGCCGCCGTAAGTGCAGACTGTTGTAAAGGGGAAAATGGAGCCATAGTCGGCCCATCATATGCTCTCGGATTAAAGTTAGAAACAGCGTCAAAAGAAGCTGCAAATGGATTAAAATCCTCGTAAGCTTCAGTTAAAGCCGCCTCGATTGGTTCTGGTAGCTTTTGAACATTTGTAATTGTTGAATTTCTACTACCCTTACTCATCCCTAAGATCCTTCTTAAAAGTTATATAGGCTTGCTTCCAATCAAGAGGCTCTAAGTATTTTGACCATGCTCTACGTCCATATGCCTCTAAATGAGAGCAACCATTACGCTTTGCATGTTCCTCAACTGCCTCTTGTGCCATTCCTAACCATTCCTTCATTCTTGAGCCGCCCACAAAATCCATTGCGAGAGCTTTCCTTCGCGGATAATCAATTATTCGTGTGGAAATAACGCCGACAAACTCACCGCTGTCCTCATCAAGCGCCACCCAAACGACATAAACGCCTTTTAGACAGGCTTCATAAACATCATTTATTCGTATTAATTCTGGTGAAAGGCGTACTGCCTTATTCAACAACGGAGCTACATGCTGCCAAACTTGAGGCAGTAACGGAGCACCAATTGGTACTATTTTCATTTTTATCCAATGACTATGTATATAAACGTTCTGTCCGTCTGAGAGTTGTTAGCGTGAGTTATTGTAAAACTCTGCTTTGCTCTCGCTGATAGGTACATTGTGCCGCCGCCTTGTTCAGCCGCCGCATTTGCTGTTGTCGGGGTAAAAACAATAACGCTTTCACTACCCACTCTATAATCTGTTATAGTCGTGCTTGTTGCGCTCGCGCCAAGTGTAACCTCACCCGCTGCATTTATCTTTCCATCCACCACGAGATTAACAACATTTGCTGTTTCTCTAGGTGAGCCACCGCTTGCCGGAAGCTTTACATAATTTATCTCTGTCATCGTCTGCCAAGCGTCACCGCGTCAACATCCACGCCAAGCGCATATCTCCAAGTGCCACTAGCGTTTACTCTAACCCTGTGGTAGCGCCCATGTGTTCTAACCGGACAACTATTATCATCATTAATGCTTGATGCCGTTGTAAAGGTTGCCTTGTCTATCTGTCTGCTTCTAGAGCCAACTTGTACGTTGAGCGTAGGAGCCACATCCCTTGCCGTTACATATGGCGTTACACCTTTAATTAATGATTGCCGCATTGGTGCAGTTTCAAATTCTGACGTTTCCAAAACAGCATCTAACTGAGCACCAGTAAGCGTCTGTAGCTTTTTGTCTTTACTCGCGGATAATTGGAAAAAACCACCTGTGTAAAAGTTTGAGTCTAACGATGTTGTTAAAGAGTCTAAACTTGAGCTTAAATTGTCTAGCCCCTCAACAGTCATTCCTGGCGTAAGTGAATTACCTAAAAATTCATGATCAAGGTTTATCAAGGACCACTTTTGAACCGCATAATTGTAAACTAGTATTTTATTAGGCTCTCCGGTGCTTTCTCTATCAGCATAAGACCACATGACAATCTGGTTTTCAGGATCAATAGTAGAGCTAAGACGATCTGCATATTTAAAATTTATGCTATCAAAGAAAAACTTGTCTACTTTCTCCGCGCCAATAGGAATTGACTTAGAACCATCGAAAAAGAAAAACCCATCATCAGCTAAGTAAAAGACCTGAGTTGGGCCAAGTGAAGTCACAGAATTTGGATAATTACACCCATGCCCTGTCTCTACTTTTTCAAAAGTAAAGATCAAAGGTGAACCAACATACTGCATACG